CCAGCGTTTAGCGCTGCACAAGTAACTAAAGTTGCTGCTAGTGAAAACGAAGCAGAGGACACAAACCAATCAACAGAAAGCGAGGCTCCTGTGGAAGATTTATCAACAGCGCCACAAGAAGCAAAGGCAGAGGCTGATACTCCTACAGTAGAAGCTGCTCGCCCAGTAATTACAGCACCATTAATTCAAACAACTGTACGTACGCCAATTACTTCTATGGCTGCATACACAGAACACAAGATTCAAGCTGCTTTAGGTAACGAAGATTCTAAGTTGTACATTGCTGCAGCTGACGATTCATTCTCAACCAACCCAGCATTTAACCCAACACAATACCTAACAGAGTTTGTAACAAACACACGTTTTGGTACTCCTACAATCGATGCCTGTTCTCAAGGTGTCTTGCCTGACACTGGTATGACAATAAGTGTCCCTTCACTCGTGACCAGCGCAGCTGGTGGTACAGGTGTTGCACCAGTAGTAACTGTTGAAGCAGAAGCTGGCGCAGTACAAAATACTGGAATGGAAACCGCCTATCTTACAGGCACAGTTCAAAAATACAGTGGCATGAATACGCTGTCCGTTGAGCTCCTTTCCAGAGCAGGCTACCCTGGCTTTTATCAGGAACTCACACAGCAGTTGCAAAATGCTTATTTAACAGCTATTGATACAGCTGCATTAACAGCATTGTTAGCAGCAGGCACAAACGGATCAGCTACAACAGCTGACAGTGATGGAATTATTGCTTACTCATCTGAGGCAGCATCATTAATTTACAAGAACACTGGTTACTTTGCACAGAATTACATTGGTAACCCAGCACAGTATCAAGCGCTACTAGGTGCTACTGATACAACTGGTCGCCCAATTTACAACGCAATTCAACCAATGAACGCAGCTGGACAAGTTGCACCTTCTTCAATCCGTGGAAATGTATTAGGACTTGATCTATATGTAGACAAGAACTTCTCAGCGACCACATTTGATGATGGATCAGCTGTAATCCTTGCACCAGAAGCATTTACTGTATATCGCTCACCACAGGCATTTATGTCTGTTAACGTAGTATCAAACCTACAAGTACAGGTAGCAATTTACGGATTCATGGCAACAATCGCCAAGATGCCTTACGGAATCATTAAGTACGCAAAGGCCTAATTAAGTAAATCAGTAATCTGTGGGGTTTAGTAGCCCTAGCCCCACAGAGCTATTAGCAAAGGAGTAGAGCATGGCCGCTGTTTATGTTACAAAAGCAGAATTGCGAGCGAATCTCGGAATTGGTTCTCTCTACTCCGATGCAACAGTAGAAGAAGTTTGTCAAACCGCAGAAGATTTATTAAAACAATATTTATGGTTTAACGATGCTCCAGTAGTGGCCGCTGGATTACAAAACAATGTAGCCACATTAGTATTAGCAAACCCAGGTATATTTGTTAAAGGCCAAAGCGTAGCCATAGAAGGTTGTGGATCAATTTATGGTGGCAATCATGTCATTACTGGCACAATTCCTGGTATTAATATTCCTGTAAGTATAACTACAGCATTTTGGTCATTCTTTAGCAATTATTCATTCCCTAACGGATATTCATTTATTCAGTTTGCAAAAGTACACGCAGACGATCCATTCCATCGCATTATTCCAAGTGGTAAAGCATCAGGACAAGACACAAAAGAAGATGATTACAGTGCGATCCCTGCCATTCGGGAAGCGGCGATGATTCTCGCCGTTGACATCTGGCAAGCTAGACAAGTTAGCCAGACGGGTGGGGTAGGTATGGATGGGGTCAGTGCTAGCCCTTATCGGATGGGTTATCAGCTGATTAACCGAGTGCGTGGCCTCATCCAGCCTTATTCAGCACCAGCATCTTTGGTGGGCTAATGGCCGCTATAACTACACTCCGAGGCACACTGGCAACAGCTTTAACTAACGCTGGTGTATGGAATACTTTCAGTTTTCCACCAGCTACTTTACTTGCAAACAGTGTTGTGGTAACACCTAGCGATCCTTATATTGTGCCAAGCAATAATAGTCAAACAAGCATTGCACCATTGGCTAATTTTAAGATTTTAATAACTGCACCTGCATTTGATAACCAAGGCAACCTAAAAGGCATAGAAGATTTTATCGTAGCAGTAGTAACTAAACTAGAGGCATCAACCCTGGTTTATAACATATCAAGCGTTTCCGCTCCAGCTATTACAAGTGCGGCGAGTGGAGATTTACTAACATCAGAAATAACAGTATCAATCCTAACGAGCTGGAGTTAAAACATGAGCGATGCACAAGATTTAGCCTTCTTAATTAAGACAGGCCAAATAAAAGAAACACCTAAAGAAAAAGTAACACAAACCAAGAAAGATGAGGAATAACAATGGCCATATATCTAAACAATAAAGTAGGCGTTAAATTGGCTACTGCCGCTGCGCCTACTACACCATCAATCGATATTAGCGATGTTGTAACTAGCGCTGTTATCAATCAAATCGTAGATGAATTAGAAATTACAACAATGTCAGATACATCACACCGCTTTGTGCAGGGTTTGTCATCTGGCACATTTACTATCGACTTTCTAAATGATTGGGCATCTGCCGATGTTATGCAAACACTTAATGATGCATTCGGACAAACTTTGTCAGTATCAGTAATTACTGTTAAAGGCACTGCCGTATCAGCTGCAAATCCTACATATCAATTTTCAATTTTGGTCAACAACCTAACCCCACTGGGTCAGGCTGGAGTCGCTGAAATTGCTTCATCTAGCGTTACATTTACGCTAAACTCCGCAGTAACAGTATCGCCATCAGTGGCGTTCTAACTAAGGAGTAACAATGGCAAAGCTTAAAATTACTAGGGCTAATGGTGAAGTCACAGAACACAAGATAACACCAGGAATTGAATATAGCTTTGAGTTGAAGTGGGGCGCAGGTATTAGCAAGATCTTGCGTGAGCATGAACAGCAAACTCATATCTATTGGTTAGCTTGGGAGTGCTTGCGCAGGTCTGGCGCACAAGTATCTTTATTTGGCGCAGAGTTTATAGACAGCTTAGAAACTGTCGAGGTACTTGACGAAGAAAAAAAATAGTACAGCGGGATTCAATCCTTTACACGATAGCCAGTTTATCTGTAGAACTTGGAATACCGCCTAAAGAGTTTATAGAAATGGATTCAGAAATGCTTGCAGCAATAGTGCAAGTATTAACAGATCGGTCTAAGGAGATCAAAAATGCCAGTAGAAGTAATAGGCGTAGATGATATCCAAAAAGGTTTAAGTTTTGTTGATGAGGATATGTATAATCGTATCCGTATTGCTATTACACCTTTAATGCGAAATGTAGAATCCTTGGCTAAAAGTTATGTGCCTGGCAATGGCGAAGTGTTGTCGGGATGGTCTAAACCTATTTCATCCGAGGTAGATTATAGGCCATTCCCTAAATACGATTCTAATAGCGTTAAAGGCGGCATAGGATATAAAGAAGGCAAAAACCGAAGATTCAAAAACGGATTTCAAGTAGAAAACTATGTTTACAATATCAACGCAGCTGGTCGTATTTATGAAACCGCTGGTCGATTAAACCCACAAGGTCGAGCACCATTTACATCTGTTTACGAAGGTGGCGGCACTATGGCATTTAAACAATCTGGTAGCAGAAAAAGCAGAAGCAGGTCTACAGCTTCTTATGATTCTAATAACCCATTTGCTGGCTATCAGTTTGTTACAGCTCTACCAGGACTAACATCACAACCTAAGATTAAAGGCGTTAGAAGTGGTGGCAAAAAGACTAAGGGCCGTTTGATCTACAAGGCTTTTGCCAATGAAAGTCCTAAAGTTTATGATGCAATATTAAAGGCAATTAATAAGACCGCTGATTTTTTCAATTCATCTACAGAAGTTAAGAGGGCTGCATAATGGCCAATGTAGTCGTATCCGCTTTAGCCACCTGGAATGGTAAAGCATTAAAAAAGGCTAAACAAGATGTAAGCGTATTTGATAAACAAGTAAAGAAGTTAGGCAGAACCTTTGGCTTAACCTTTAGCGCAGCAGCCTTAGTTACATTTAGTAAGAAAGCGATCAAAGCCTTTAATGATGATGAGGCCGCAGCCAAGCGGCTGCAGTTACAGCTAGAAAATACTGGCAACGCATTTAGAGTATCTGAGGTAGAAGCCTACATAAAAAGCCTTGAAAAAACCCTAGGCATATTAGATGATTTGCGTGGCCCATTTCAAACGTTCTTAAATGCTACTGGATCAGTTGAGTTAGCACAAAGATCTTTAGAGGCTGCATTAAACATAAGCGCTGGCACAGGTGAAAGCCTAGGCACAGTAGTAAATGCTATTTCAGCTGGTATTAGAGGTCAGACCAAAGCAATCAAGGGCCTTAACACAGGTATAGATGAAAACATAATTGCAACTGGCGACATGAACAAAATCATGGATGCGCTGGAAAAAAGATTCTCTGGTCAATCCGCAGCTAGATTAGATACCTACGCTGGCAAAATGGATGTGCTTAAAAAAGGCGCAGATGAAGCTACAAAGTCTATTGGTAAAGGTTTAGTAGATGCATTAGTTATATTAAGCAAAGATAATTCAGTATCTAGCCTTGCCGATGACTTTGAAAACCTTGGCGACAACATTGCTTATGCTATTGTCGAAATGGCTAAGTTAATTAAGAAATTTGATGATCTAGTAGATAACCCACAATTCCAGGCAGGACTATTAGCCTTAGCTGTTTTAAGTAGAAAGCCGCAAGCTGTAGTAGGGGCTATGGGTCTTATTGGACTAAATGCCGCAGGTAACGCATTAACTAGACCAAGAACTGAAACACAGCCAAACGTTGGTGGCTACTCTGGTATTCCAGATGTTAAGGTCGCAAAGGAATTATTAAAGGCACGTAAAAAAGAATACGACATAATTAATCAAAAGAATAAACTGGAAAGCAAAAACGTAGAAGAACTTAAAAAGAAGTTTGATTTAGAACGCATAGGATTAACACAGGCGCTAAACGTTGCAACCGATGACGAAACTAAAACACGCTTAAAAGCACAAATAGCAATTCTGGACAATAATGATGCAATGGCAAAGAAGTTACTGGCCGAATTAGAAGCTTATGAAGCATTAAAGAAATTGGCGGATGCTGCCAATAAAGCTGCCGATGCGTTAGATCGAAACATGAATAAGTATGATGCACTGATCGCAGGTTTAATTAAACAGTTTGAAGCGCTTGGATTAACATTACAAGAATCTATGGCATTGGCTGGCATGTCTGCTAGATACCAAGCCCAAGCCGATGCAATTGCAGCTGGTAAAGGCCCAATTACAGGCGGCACTACATTAACTCCTAGATTACCAGCGTTACCAGCTAGTTATTTCCAAGATCTAGCAACGCAATTAGTAGGTACATCTTCTTATGCTGGTATGAATGTGGCTCAAATTGCAGAAGAAAGAGCTAGAGAATCTGGCAATAGATTTGTGGATGTAAATCTAAGAATTGACTCACCATCTGGCGATAGGTTTGCGCAACTAATGGCCGAGAGTATTCAAATTGCTGGTCGCAGTGGATACAGCACTACACCTAATGGCGGATTACAATAATGACAGTACCAGTAATAAATGCTGTAATTAACTTTAGCACTGGCCCTAGTTTTGCCCAGGCCATGATTTTAGATACAGGTATTTTAGACACAAACATATTGGCAGATTCAGTAGCTGTAATCGTAGATGTATCTAATCAAGTAAATAGAATAGAAACTAATAGAGGCCGTACCGCTCTTAGTGATGAGTTCCAAACAGGTTCGCTTACTTTACGCATAGTAGATCAAAATGGTGATTTTAATCCACAAAATGTATCAGGGCCTTATTACAATTTATTAACACCTATGAAAAAAGTGCAGATTACCGCTACCTATGGCTCAGTTACTTACCCTATATTTGCAGGATATATTACAAGTTATGTAACAACCTATCCAGATGAATCAGAAGCAGATTTAGCAATGACTACTATACAAGCTGTAGATGCTTTTAGATTAGCCCAGTTAGCACAGATAAGCACAGTGGCTGGCACTAGCGCTGGTCAGTTATCGGGCGCACGTGTTAATGATATATTAGATGAAATTTCATGGCCAGCATCTCAACGTGATATTGATGCAGGTCTTACTACATTACAAGCAGACCCAGGCACTAACCGCACAGCGTTACAATCACTATTTACAGTAGCCAATTCTGAATATGGTGCTATCTATGTTGATGCCGACAATAACTTTGTATTCCAAGATCGAGGCGTAACTGCTAGTTCTATTGGTGGCACACCTACAGTGTTTGCAGATGATGGATCAGGTATAACATACTTTGATGCTACCTGGATATTAAATGATGTACTTATATTTAACAAAGCCACAATTACTAGAGCTGGTGGTAGCCCACAGGTAGCCCTAAACCAAGCCAGCATAGATAAATACTTTTTGCATAGTTATTTTTTAGATAACCTATTAATGCAAACAGATGCCGCAGCGTTAGATCATGCCCAGGCTTATGTAGCTTCTAGGCAAGAAACCTCTATACGTGTGGATGCCATAGTGTTAGACCTTTATACACCTAGTTATAATTCAGGCATAGTCGCAGCCCTAGACCTAGACTTCTTTGATCCAATTACAGTTAAGACTACCCAGCCTGGTGGATCACTTTTAGAGAAAACTTTACAGATTTTTGGGGTACGCATGAACATAACCCCGAATAGTTGGAAAACCACGTTCACGACACTAGAGCCAGTTATAGACGCTTTTATCCTAAATAATAGCATTTATGGCACTTTAGACTATAATGTCCTAAGTTACTAAGGAGTAGAGATGGCAGCAGGTTTAGGGTTTAAGGATTTTGTTACAGGCGAGGTATTAACCGCAGCCGACGTAGATGGCTATTTAATGCAAGGTATCTGGGTGTTTGCTGATGCTACAGCTAGAAATGCGGCAGTTACTTCACCGCAAGAAGGTAATGCCTGTTACTTAAAAGACACTGATGTAATTCAAGTTTACAACGGCAGTACCTGGGTTACTCAATCTTCTAATAATTCTGGCAAAGTATTACAATCAGTGCAAGCGACAACAAATACTGATACTTCCAATTCTACATCTACTTATGCAGATAGCACCTTAACTGTAAATATAACTCCAACACTAGCCACTAGTAAAATTTTGATTATGACTTCTCAGGCTTTACGTAGAACTGATGGCAGTACTGGCAATGCAGTACAAACTAGATTAATGAGAGATTCTACAGTTTTGCTTACAACAGCGCCACTATTTTATACAGGTACGGCAGTTTTCCAAGGATCTCAACAAAGCCTAGTTTATTTAGATACACCTGCCACTACTTCAGCGCTTACCTATAAAACTCAGTTTAGAAATATACAAAACACAGCAACAACACAGGCAAATTACGACAGCAATACCGCCTCTATTGTTGTATTAGAAATTGGAGTATAAAAATGAGTCAAGATACAGTAAAAGGTTGGCAAGTTTTAACAATGCTAAGGCCTAATGGTGGTTGGATACAAACTGGAAACGAGTTTGAAGGTATTGAATTTTTAGAGTGTGCACCAATAACTAAAAAAGAATACGAAGCAGGATTTGATAAATATGAATCCTGGAAAGCAAAGCAAGACGAAGCTAAAGCACAAGCAAAAATCACAGCACAAGCAAAATTAGCAGCACTTGGTTTAACTGTTGATGATTTGCAAGCTTTAGGTTTATAGATTAATAAATGAAGCCTTGGCTTTGTGCAGCTGGTGTCCAGTTAAGAGAACAAATTGATACCTGGTATCCAGATCGCCGCTCTACCAGTGATGGGTGGATTGGTGATGCTCGTCACAGTTCCACCAAATCGGATCATAATCCAGACGAGCGGAGCGGATTCGTTGTCAGAGCCATTGATGTTGATTCTCGCTTGGATTCATCCGAAGGGATCTCAATATATCTGGCTGACCAGATCAGAAAATGTGCGAAAACCGATAAGCGTATATCTTACATAATTCATAATGGCATGATTGCTAGCAGAATACTTAATTTTAAATGGCGTAAGTATAAGGGTTTTAATAAGCATACGAAACACATTCATATAAGCTTTACAAAGTTAGGCGATAAAGATTCTAAGCCGTTCGATATACCACTACTAGGGGGAAAAATATGAAGATAACAAAGAAGCAGAAAGCAATACTAAAATCCTATGCACGTGGAGTATTAGTATCTTTCTTAACATTTTTAGCTAGTAATGAATTAGGTTTAGATCCAGCACTGTCTGTAGTAATTGCAGCACTTGCTGGCCCAGCAGCTAGGGCTCTAGATAAATCCGATACAGCTTATGGTGTCGGTGCTGATGAAAAATGAGTCCAGCGGAATGGGCTGGCTTTGGCGCTGGCGTTATGGCCGTGCTATCAGGCGTGCTAATAGGATTACGTTTTTTAGTTAAAGGCTGGCTAAATGAGTTACGCCCTAATGGTGGCTCTAGTATGAAAGATCAATTAACTAGATTAGAACAGCGTGTCGATGATCTATTCCTTATCATGAATAAGCGACAATAGCAATATGGCAACTACACGTAAGCGCAAGAAGATTAATAGGCGCAGGGTGCGTAAATCACCAGAGCCATTAACTAAGTTAGAAGTGTTTTATATTGCCAAACATGAGATGTATAGAGCTGCACGTAAGGCTGGATTTACTGAATCTGTTGCCTTATACCTAATGGATAGCCCATCTTCCATGCCCGATTGGGTTGTAGGAGAAGACGGCATTATCCCAACTATCCCTACTCCAGATGAGGATGACGATTAAGCGCATAGCGTTTGTGTCTGACCTGCAAGTACCTTTTTTTAATGAAGCAAGTGTTAAATCCGTAGGCCGTTTTCTGGCTAAATGGAATCCGCATAGGACTATATGCATTGGTGATGAAATTGATTTACCACAGCTAGGTGGTTTTAATGCTGGCACCATTGACGAAATGGTCGGCAATATAAACGACGATAGAAAACAAACACAAGAAGTCCTAACATACTTAGGCGTAACAGATGTACTAGGAAGTAATCATGGAATCAGACTTTACCGATCAATTAAAAAGCGACTACCATCATTCCTCAACTTACCAGAAATGCAGTATGAGCGTTTTATGGGATATGACAAGCTCGACATTAAATTCCACCCCTTTGGGCTCGATTGGGCACCAGGCTGGACAGCCGTACATGGCGACTCTTTCCCTCTTAGCCAAATTCCTGGACAAACAGCCTTAAATGGGGCTAGAAGGCTTGGTAAGAGCGTGGTCTGTGGGCATACCCATAGATTAGGGTCTGCGGCCTTTACAGAGGCATCTAGAGGCCAATTAGGGCGTACTGTATGGGGTTATGAAGTCGGAAATCTCGTTGATTTAAGCAGTTCAGGCATGGCGTATACAAGGGGCTATGCTAACTGGCAACAAGGCTTTGCCGTGGCTTATGTGCATGAGCGTAAAGTCCAGGTAATAACCATCCCTATCAATGCAGATGGCAGCTTCATATTTGAGGGCAAACTCTACAAATAACGTTATCAAATCGTTATCAAAAATACCCTCTAAATCATCCACAAAGTCATACACAAGTGTCACACTATTGACATGCCACAAAGCGTGTGCATAGAAGGTAGGGCTACATGAACAACATATGGCTAGAAGCTAGACAGGATGGTCTGATATTTTTTTGGATCATGCTAGGTCTTATGGTTTTAACTTTGATTGTATGGAAAATACAACACAATGCTTTTGAGCGTGGCTACTGGGTTGGTAGATCAGCTGGTTGGAAAGCATCTATCGAGCATAATCAAAAGATCGAGAAACTAAGATCTAGGGCAGTGTTTGATTATGACAAAAACTGAGGATCTATTTAATGAAGTCATTACTACGATCCAACAGCGTGGAAGTGTCTATGGACACCCATACTACAACCACCAAAGAATCGCAGGACTATGGTCTGCATATCTTGATCACCCAATCACAGCACACCAAGCTGCTTTATGTATGGCGTTGGTCAAGGTTTCTAGGCTTACTGAAACTCCAGATCACTACGACTCAGTTAAAGACTTTATCGCCTATGGTTCTATCTATAGGACAGTGCTCGAAGCAGAACAAGACTCTGACTTTGATTGGAGAGAATAATGGCGTTTGACCTAAGCAATTACGAAACTGTTGATAGCAGATTACATGCATTTTGGGAAAGGTATGAAGATGGAAGAATCGAAACAGA